TTATATGGCTATGGGGCGTTCTGGGTCATAAGTGTGGTCATTTTGTGGATCTCTTAACTTGTTTAGTGGGTTGAGTTTAACCGCATCAATCAAGTGGTCAGGAGCCAAATGCGCGTAAGTCATCGTTTGATTAATACTAGCATGCCCGAGTATTTCCTTAAGCGTTAAAATATCACCGCCATTCATTACAAAGTGACTTGCGAATGTATGTCGCAAAACATGCACTTTTTGCCCTTTAGGCAAATCAAAACCTAGCTTATCAAATATCCTAACTAGCCTAACCTGTGGGTCTTCACTAAACAGGTTTCCGCCATTCTCAGGGTAAATATCATCATATAGCTGTTTGCTAATTGGCACAGTTCTGGGCTTACCCGTTTTTGTGTTTGTAAATCTAATACGGTAAGGGCTGAGGTTGCTCGATTTTAGCGTGACCGTTTCCCTCCATCGAGATCCTGTAGCCAAGCTAATTTCTACGATTTTTAACAGTTCCCAATCATTTTTAAGGTAGTCCAAAAGGTCTTGGGTTTGCTTAAGGGTCAGGTAAGTCATTTCTGACTTTTCGGGCGCGGGTTGCTTTAGGTCTTTCAGTGGATGTGCGCCAGTAAAATCACCAGTCTCAATCAACACAGAAAAGACGTTGCTTAAGCATGAGGTTAGGCGTCTAACTGTGTTTGCTTTTTGTCCCCTTGCCATGCGTTCTAATTGCCAGTTGCTAATCAAAGTCGCGTCAATATTGTTTACAGTGGGGTCGCCCAACTCACGACAGATTAGCTCTACCTTTTTTCGGTAGTTGGCTGCGGTTCGTTTAAGCTGACCGGACTTAATCCACCAAATATCTATAAGTTCAGAAAGGCGGCGTTTATCTACGGGTAAGCCTAACCACTCTTTGTTGTGGTGCGTAGAAAGTATGTGCTTTTCATAGGCTAAAGCTTCTGCTTTCTTGTCAAACTTACGTCTGAAACGCTTGCCGTTTCTTCCTGACGGCCTCAAGTCTACAAGCCACTTTTCGCCGTCTTTCTTGACACTCATATGATTTTCTTCATAACAGGAGCAACAGCTTTACCTATGATCTTAAAGTTGCGCCCATTCTTGTGGTTAATGTTGAAAGCTGGATATTTAAGGTTGTCAGAAATGACCTTATAAACGCCATTTTCAATATCCCAATGCAAGCGTTTAACGTATACCGCATCATCAATTCGAATTACATACACCCCATTTACAACAGGGTGTTGCTGCTCTCTTATGTCTACAAGTAGCCTGTCTCTATGGCTTAAAGTCGGCTCCATTGAGTCGCCGTCTACAAAAATTACAGAACTAAAATCAGGCTTTAAGCCATATTCATGTAATAACTCTATCGGTAGGCTAAAAACTCCGATTTGAAATTCCGATTGAACCAAAGTTCCCGCCCCTGCAGCTGCATGTACATCATAAACTGGTAGCTTTGCCCACTCTTCGAACTCATTTAAAGGTTTTAATCCGTGTGCATTGCTAGGTGGAAGAGACCAATCTTTTTCTAAGAGCTTTTTTTGCTCAGTCTTATCTGTGACGAATCTCTCAATTATTTGCTTTTGTATATCTGGGTGAAAGTTGGAAATATGGTATTCGACAGCGCGAGCGTGTCCTATGGCTTTTCTCTTTAACCAGTTGTTTCTTCTGGCTTTTTGCCCTATTCCTGTAATTGTGTTTGGCATACCATCGAGCTCAATTAGTAAATCGCTCATTACCCACTCTTTCATAAAACCACCCTTAAGAACCTTTGAAAACCAAATTACTTATGCTTAAATCCAATAGAACCTTTACGAACCACTTGGTGGTTCTTTAACTGTTTTTTAGGAGTATTTAAGTCATGGTAGGTCATAAACAAACAGAAATGAATAATGTTAACGGTTTTTATGGGTCTTTTGTCACAGTTGAGAAGTATGCCGAACTAACAGGCTTTTCTATTGCTGCTGTGCGAATGCAGGTTAAACGCGGTCAATTGCCCCTTTTGAAGCGTGAAACCTCAAGTGATGCACGCCGAGTGTTAATCAATATGAGAGCTATTGATCAGTTAGCTGAGGAGCAAGCTGCGCAATATCAAGATTGGAAAGCGGCGATGTAGGGGGAACGCATGAAAACACCAATTCACTCAATCAATATTGATGTAAATACCTACTCTGAGGCTAAAGAGCTTTTTGATTACGCAACTCGAAAGGTAAGTCAGACAGGCTCTAGCTTTTGGTTGCACGTTAGAAACCAATCACTTGAAGCCATGAACACTCTAAAGAACTTAGAGGCGTAATTATGCAAGTTTCTGATCCAATACACCTACCGTGCCCCGATATGGCGGGCATGGCAAACCCAGACCCTAAGAAGTTAGAGCGTTCTTGTTTTCTGCTTCAAAAGCTACGTGAAAAGCACGGCATTAAAAAGCGTGCAAAAGCTCAATCAAAACCTATGACTTATACCTGCACAAAGGCGGGATGTATTGAGCCGTGGGGCACTATTAGCAATGGAGAGCCTTACTAGTCCATGAAAAAATACACCAAACCAACCAATAACCCACTAACCAAGCTCCCTGATTCATTGCGTCAGGAGCTTGCTACCTATGTGGTTAAAAATCAGGGCAATACCTACAACCAAGCAACGCCCAAAGAGCGCGTTTTTGAGTTCGCTCACCAAGTGGCTAACCGCTTCAAGTTGCCTAGTGACATTCGTAGCTATCTTGATAAAGCCTCGGCAGTGCGTTTTCGTAAGTACGGCTTTAAGCGTGCTATTGAGTTTATCGAGTCTCGTGCTAGTGCGGTTTCTTCTGCACTGGCGGTGTTACCTGAGCCTTTCTGGGCGGTGGATACTGAGCTAAAACGCGCACGTCTTGCAACTGAGTTATCAGGGCGTGCGGGTTTTCGTTTAAATCTTGCGGTAGATAAGGGAATGACGCCCTTTGAAGCTATCGAGCAAATCCATGAGTTTGCGGGGGCAGCACTTTGGATGCCTCAATTCCAAAAGCCGCGTGATGAAGATGAAGCTTATTCTATGCTTGCTCGTCTAGTTGATGAGGCAGTGTGGCGTAAAGCTATCGAGAAATTCACTTTAGCTGCGTTTGAAAATGCTCGCCGTGCTGCGGGCATGGTTTCCCCTCATGTTTCCCCTTACGCGTCAATTTCTGCCTGTGAGTGGCTCAAGGTTCGACAAGACAGACAGCGCGAATGGTTAGAGCTAATGGCGATTGAATCTGAAGAGGGGCACGTAGTGAGCATGTCTGATGTACACAAATCCTCTCAAGCCAATATGGAGAATCGCCGTCACGAACTCATGACCCGTATTGCGGGCTGTCAGGAATACGCAGATAGCAATAGTCACGCGGCGGTATTTATCACCATGACCGCCCCTAGTCGCTTTCACCGTTTAACTAAGCGCGGTGACTACTGGATTGAAAATAAGAAGTGGGACGGTAGCACACCTAGAGAAGCGCACGCATGGTTATCGAAATCATGGGAGCGTTTCCGTGCTTGGGCGGGGCGTCACGAGTTGACCTATTACGGGATGCGAGTCGTTGAACCTCACCAAGACGGCACACCACACTGGCACGGCGTGTTTTTCATGCCACTTGAGCAAGTTGCCGCGTTTATCAAAGCCCTGCAAGCCTATCAGTTTCAACGTGATTCTCAGGAGCTTTACAACTCATTGGGTGATCCAAAATTCAATGCCATGAAAGCCCGTTTTGAAGCCAAGATTTTAGACGGTTCAGAGGGTGGTGCGGTGGCGTACCTTGCTAAGTACATTTCTAAGAACGTTGATGGATTCGGTCTGGAAGATTTGACCGACTTAGACAACCGCAAAGCCAAGCTACAAGACACGGTTAAAAATGTTACAGCATGGTCGCGTAAGTTCTGCTTTCGTCAATTCCAGTTTCAGAAAACGCCTAGCGTCACAGTATGGCGTGAGCTTCGCCGTATCCAAGATGAGCAAGAGTTCTGCACGTTTGAGAAAGCGCGTAGAGCGGCGGATAACGGCTTTTTCTCTGCATTCTTTGATTACATGGGAGGGCACAGATTACCGCAATCTATGCGCCCAATTAAACCAATGAAAGAAGCTAAAGAGAACAAATATGGTGAGTCAGTACCCGTGATTGTGGGAGTGACTGGCAGCGGTCTAGAAGTGTTAACGCATGAGCTTGAATGGAAGCTCATCAAAAAGCCTTCCGACTTGTCGGAGGCTTCTGAAAGCAAGCGGGAGCTTGCGCCTTGGTCTAGTGGCAATAATTGTACGCAGGAAGTTAAAGCCACAAGACAACAACAAATAATCGCTAATTTCTTTCTAAATATGGATCTCAATGGGGGCGGTTCGCCTGAGTGGGAAGAGTTTTGGAATAGATAACAAACACGCCAACGATGGGAATCAGGGGCAACCTTTTTAACTAACGTCGAGAGACAGGGGATTTTATCCATGAACTTAAATCAAATCACAACACGTCACAAAGAACTAGAAACCAACATTCAACAAGCATTTGAAAGCCTAAAAGGTAAGGGCAGCTTTAACCCTATGTCGTTAATGAAATTGGTCAGCGGTGGTGATCTCAATCTAGGGGCTCTGGGTTTACCTGAGAATTTGTTTGAAGAGTTAGCAGAGTACCAAGCCTTAAGCGCCACATTACGCGGTGTGGCTGAAAAAGTTGCGGCGAAAATGGGAGAGAGTGCTCATGCTTAAGGTGTCCACAAACAAAGCCATTGCTGGCTATGCGCCTTGCTCGGAGTGCAATACATTGGCTGCGGTGCATTTTCCTAACGGTGGGCGACGAGCGAACACGCCATATCTGTCTTGTGGTGGCTGCAATAAGACCATTCAGGCGAGTACGACCAAAGAGCACATTAAGCTGAATTATGTGCCAACGCTTGAGGCGTATGCCGAGCGTTTTGATGTGGACGTGAGCGCAGAGCAAGAGCAAATCGCCGCGAATAAGTGGACAGAAAACCCTGCGTTATATGATGCAAAAGTCAACGGTGTGGTCGAAGAGTTGCAAACCTCTTTGCTTGAAGGCAGTGAGCCTGTGGAAGGGGAAGTACTTGAAGCTACACCGCCGAACAAGGAAGCAGTGAACATACCAGGGCAGGAATCGGTGACTATCGATAACGACACGCAGCAGGTCGTTGATGAGGAAGCCGAAGCAAAAAAGCCGCAAGAGCGTGGCGGCGTGATATGGCTTGTCGTGCTGCTCGCCGTTTTGCTGTTGGTCTCTGTCGGTGGCTACTGTCTGGTCAAACGCAGCAAGCGCAAAGCGGTCGAAGCGCAAGCCAAGCAAGAGGTGAAAGCCGATGAGTGAGGGTGTACTTGAGCAAGAGTTTGATCTCGATGGCTTAGATTTCAGTCCCGAGTTAATCGCAGACCTCGAAGCGATTGAGCCAACGCCACAACCGGAAGCGGAGCAGGAGGAAGAAGCAAAGCAGGATTACTCGGGGGCTAAAGGGGAAATGACCGCCGAGTGGATGATTGAAATGATTGAGGCAGGTTTTAAGAGTTTCATCAATGAAGATTACGCCCTACCAGAGAAGAAAAAAGCCGTCATCGTGAATAACTTTACCCCCGTACTCAATAAGTATGACGGCGGCATTGTTGGCTTGCTTGGGGATTACAAAGAAGAGGGGCAAGCGCTGTTTGCGGTGGCGATTCTGGGCTTTTCCATGTGGATGTCGGTTAAGGAAATGAAGCGCAAGCCAGTGGCGCCAGAAGGGGGTGAGGATGGCAAAAAATAGCAGAGAGCTGGAAGCCAAACACACGCTTTACTCTGCTACTACGGGTGGCGGTAAAACCACCGCCATCCATAAGTCGGATGTACTGCGTAAACAAAACCGCATCGCCATTTTTGACCCTTACAATGCGTATCACAAACTCGGACGTAAGCCCGTCATCAAAACCTATTCCCTGAAAGAGTTCGCCGTCACTTTGCATAAGCTGATGAACCAGAAAAAGCCGTTTGTCGTGTCGCTGTGCGGCGTGTATGGCAAGAAAGAGCTGATTTTGTTCGCGGAAATTCTGTGGGCGGTGGCAGATGGCAACAAAGAGCTGCATACCGTGATTGAAGAGCTTGCTGCTTCAGTCACGCCAAGGGCGATTGACGGGCGCGTGGGTGAGCTGTGGCGCGGTGGTCGTCAGTTTGGTCTTGTGATGCACGCGCTGTTTCAGCGTCCGCAAGATGTACCCAAGGTGGTCACTAACCTGTCTCGCTACAAATGGATAGGCAAAGTGGACAATTCCTCTGAAGCCGAGTGGTGGAGTAAGCAGATTGATGTCCCTGTTACGGACATCAAAAACTTAAAAGGCTGGCACTATTATTTTAAGGAAACGGGCAAACCTGCCACTTACGGCAAATTACAAGGCGCAAGGGGTTAAAAATTTGCGTTAACCAAATCACAATTTAAACGCTACTTAAACCTATAGGTCACAAGCCTATAGGTTTTTTTTGCCCTTTTTTTACGCGTCTCGCCGTGGTTTTCTAATAAGCCTCAAGCCAATGGTGGCGGGGGTTATATGTGGAAAATTGGGTTTAATACCTTAATCGGAAAAGGGTTTGAAAATATGTTCGGTATCACTAAAGGGCAATGGAAAGTCGTTGCCGTGGCCGTCGTGGTCGTATTTGCGCTGATGTATGCGATTCACAACGTGTCTGCGCTTGAAGATGTCGCTGACCAAATTGGTCTGGACGACTAACGCGTAAGCGTTGTGTCACTGGGTTTAACTAACAAGAGAGTAACGAAATGGCAACTCCACAAAAAGAGCAAGCGGCGCGCGTTCAGACTAAGGGCGTCTATGACGTTCGACAGGTTGACCTGCAACCGTTTCGAAACGGCTTGCCGTATGGCAAAGAGGCGGTTTTGGATATCACCGACCTCTACACGTATTCGTCTATCTGCCTAAAGGTCGATTTACCGATTAAACGCTTGGGCCGTGTGTCTCTAGAGCGTAATGGTCGTGAGATTTTTGGTGTCCCTGCAGAGTTCTTCCAGATGCGTGATGAATATCTGAAGAATCCAACGCAGCTTAAAGGGGTCGATGGTGCGACACAAACACGTTTAACCATCGACTTTGCAGACGAAAACTTAAAAACGCTGCTCGGCATTCGTCGCGGTGAGCTGGTCATGCTTGATGGTGAGCGCTTAACCCTGAAAGTTCAGGTGAAAGCGAAAGCAAGCGGAGACCCCGATATGCCGAGTTTCCATGCGACGGCGCGTGTAAGCAGCGCGCAAACGGTGCGCTTTGACCAAATCAAGTTTTTGCATACTTCAGTGACGCACTCACTGGTCGGTGCGCAAAAACATGACTTCCCATTTGCGGGCATTAATAACCGCATTCGCCGTATCTTCGTGCGCACCGAAAACGACGACATCACCAAGGTGACGATTAAGCGTGATAACGCGATTGAGCGTGAAATCTCAGTTGAAGATTTGCGCTACAACCAAAAGCGCTACGGGGACAAGCTACCGCCGTCAGCGGGTTTCTGGATTGACTTTGTTGAGCTGGGTTGGGCGAACGATACCGCGTTTATTCCTGCCGCGCTGAACAGCTTAAAGCTAGAGCTTGATAAGCGTACCACGGGTGAAGTTGAGTTCTTTGTTGAACTGCTCGAAGTCGAAGCACAACTGAGCGATTAAGGGGGCTGATATGGCTTGGTATGAAGGTATCAGCGATTCAGTGGGCGGGTTCTTTGGCGATGCGCTTGATTTCGGTAAAGACGTGTACGGCAACGTGACCGCCAATGAGCAAGCCAAGGCGCAGCAAGACGCGGCAGCAGTGGAAAAAGTGAAAAACGAAAACGCCACTAAGACCGAACAAGCGCGCATTGAGCTGCAAACCGAGCAGCTTGCTTATCAGCGTGAGAAGGACGCTGAGCAGCGCAAAATGATGCTGATTGGTGGCGGGGTTCTGGTAGTTCTGTTTCTGCTGTTCTCTGTGCTGAAAAGTAAGTAAGGGGGTCAACAATGCCTTTACTGATCCCGCTGGCTGCGGGTGTGGGCGTGGGTTGGTGGGGAACCAAATCCACGGTTGAGGCAGTCACGGGCGGTGATGCGTTTCGCGTCCCGCCTTGGGTCTACCTTGTGGTGTTAGGGCTTGCCTATCTATGGGCGAAAAAGCGAGGGCTTATCTAATGATGGACATGTTAAGCGGTGGCGGTGGCTACTCAAACAGCTCTAGCTCAAGCGCGAAGAATGGCGATTTTAAGGGCGGTAGCGTTGGCAATGTGACGTTTAACAACGGCACGTCAGCGTTTAAGCAAGCGCCTAACTATCAGCTCTATGCGGTGTTGGCCTTGGTGGCGCTATTGGTGATTTTGCTATGGAAAAAGTAACGCCTAAAAAAGTGAACTGGACGCCAGAGTTAGAGCAGCGCTTTAAGGATGCTGGCTTTGCTCCCATCATCATTGAAGAGTTGAAAATGTTCGTTAACAAGGGCAATGGCGAAGTGTATCAGGCGGGTGACTTACAGATTATTACCCGCGTTGAAATGGTCAATGAGCTCGATTACGAAGTGGTGTGGATGGCGTCGATTGGTCGCGGTCTTAAGCAGTGGGCACAAACATTTTTTGATGGCGCCAAGCGCGCAGGGGCGAAGTATATCCGCTTTCACATTGATGAAAGCAGTCGTCGCGAACTGTTGATTTTGCGTGTCATTGGGGGTTGGAAACCGGAGCGTGTGGAGGGGTGGGATAACGACCCGTCGCACGGCGTGTATCGCGTCAACTTAGGGGGTGGCTAATGTCGGGTTCTAAGAGTTCTCAAGCCAGTACCACCACCAATACGACGGTTAACAACGTTTTAGACGGTGGTGCGATTCAGGCAAGCTTTGATTTTGCTAACAACATTGCGGACGAGGGTTTTGATTCGGTCAATGAGGCTGTGAAAACGGCAGGGGAAACCACGAAACACGCGCTTGATAGCAATGTGACGGTGACGAAAGAGGCGTTCGAAAATTACGAAGGCATTACTGAAACGGCACTGGATAACAGCTTACAGCTCAGTCAAGACGCGCTATCGAAGCTGACCGATTCCAATAACAGATCATTAGATACGTTAGCCAATATGCAGAGTAGCCAAAACTCTAGCAATGCTGCCCTATTAAAAGGGATCCAATCAACGGTCAAGAGTAACAACACAGGTGGCGCGAGCGACGTGCTGGAAACTCAAAAAGTCGCGCTGTATGTCATCGGTGCAATGATGCTGATTATTGCACTCATGGCAATGCGGCGAGGGAAATAAACAATGAAGTACGAGCAATATTTAACGAATGGCGCCACGGTGACGGTCAGTGTCTCGGGTCGTTATATCTATCTAGATAAGGGTGATGAGATTCAGGTGATAGCGAATGGTCGCTCAATGGATATTTATCGCGGCTTTACATTTGATGTTGAAAGCGAGTTTACCGAACTCGTGATCACTCAGCAGGGGCTGGACGGGGATATTGCTCTGCTCATTTCTGACGTGCCTTTTGTGGCGGGTGTGGATGGCTCAAAGCTCAATATCAGCGCTGACTTAGAAGTGAGTGAGGTCGGGGTGCGTTTTATTGGTGCTCAACCTGTCACGCTACCGGATGACCAGAGCATGAGTGTTGAGGTTAGCAATTTGCCGCAAGAGCAAGCGGTAAGAGTGGTCAACATGCCCGAAGAGAAAGACGTGCAAAAGGTGCATGTAGTCGAAGTGTCAGAGCCAAATCTCAGCTATGTGGCGCATGACACCATGACGCAAACGGGCACGATTTCCGCCAACAACCGCCGCAAAGAATTGCTACTTCATGCCGCGCCAAATAATCAAGGCATTATCTGGCTCGGCGGTTATGAAAATCGCGGCTACCCATTGCGACCGGACGGCGGTTTTATCCTGTCAAACGGTGCAAGTCTTGAAGTGCTTATTCCGGCTAACTGTGAGCTGTATGTGAGTGAGGTAACAGCATGAGTCAGATCATCCCACCTCCGTTCAAAATCGAGTTTCCAGAGCAAATTGCCCTCAGTGACCAGATAGCAGGTAATCGCTCCGATGTTGCTGCAAGTGAAAAGGCGGTGAGCTTGGTCAATAACAAAGTCTCAAATCTTGCCAAGGTGCACAGCGGGACAGAAACGCCAACCAGTGACGTGGGTAAAGATGGCGATGTGTTTTACGTCTACTAGGTGCTTGGGGGTGGGGTTTGGACAACTTAATCAAAACCGAAGGGCATTGGCAGCAGGGGAAACCAGCCATTAAACACAACGGTGTCTGGCGCTTTGCTAAGCGGGTCTTTCATAAGGTGAATGCTCAATGGGTGCTGACTTACAACCGCAAGCTTGTGATTGATATCAGCACCAATCAGGTGAATTACAACTTATTTTCAGCGCTCAGTAATATCGTTCCTGACGTTGAAGAGATTGAAGTCAACATTCACTCGAGTGTAGTGATTTCCTCTAGAAGCTCCGCGGTCTCCGCTTTCAATGTGGGCAACGCATTCACAGGGAAAAACGTCGTCATCAATAACTGGGGTTCCATTATTGGTAAAGGTGGTAAAGGAGGAAAGGGCGGAATTGGCAATACACGTGGTGGCCATGGTGGAGCAGGCGGGACGGCGCTGTATGTTCGCACGGCTAATCCTCTTATTTTGCATAACCACGGGCGCATTCTGGGCGGTGGTGGAGGTGGAGCGGGTGGCTCTGCATTTTCTTCACCAGGCAGTGCCGTGTCATTTGAAGGTGCAGGTGGCGGCGGTGGTGGTGGTGCAGGTGGTGGTGAGGGTTCAACCGGAGGTCGTAAAGATTATGCGGTTGCGGGGCGTGGTGGAAATGGTTCGCTAGAGTCCTATGGCAGCGGCGGTGCTCCTTTCATCTTAAAGGGCAAACAAACGTTAGTGTGGGGTGTTCGTGGTGGTCGCGGTGGCCGTCACGGAGAAGCCGGACAAAGCACAGCGAGATTCTCTGCATCATGGGGAAACAAAGGCTTGGTTCGACCTAGTGGAGCAAGTGGTGGTCGTGGTGGTTATGCCATTGATGGCCAATCAAAAGTAATGATTCTCTTCACTGGCGCTTTTGCGGGCGCCCAAGTGAACTGATTTTTAATCCAATGGATGGGGTGTTTATGGCTACACAGACAAAAATCATCGCGCTGGCACTCCTACTCACAACGGCAGGTGTCATCATGAGTAAAGCAATTGAGCCTCGCGGCTTTCGTAATAACAATCCTTTGAATATTGACTACAACCCATCGAATCAATGGGACGGTCAAACGGGCATAGAAAAAGGCGTACCCTCCCCACGCTTTGCGACGTTCAAGTCGAAAAAATGGGGCGTTCGAGCGGCAGCAAAACTGGTTCGCAATTACATGAACTTTTACGGGCTGCGCACCGTCTACGGCATTGTTGACCGTTGGGCGCCCTCAGTGGAGAACGATACGAACGCTTACGCGGAACATGTCGCGCATAAGCTTGGCGTAAGCCCTTATGAGCCTATTTTGGAATCAGACATTCCAGAGCTGCTTTATCACATGATTAAGCATGAAAATGGTAAGTACCTAGACCGTGAAACGGTGAATCTAGGCGCTAAGATGGCGGGGATTGCAGTGTAATGGCTATCCCGATTATCACACTCATCACAGGCGGCTTTTCCTTGGCTAAGTCTTGGGTTCAGGGCAAGGCGGAAGCGGTTAAAGAAAAGTCCATTACAGCGCGTGAAGCAGTGCAGGCCAAACGCGACGAGAATAAACAGCGCGAGAGCAATCTGGCAAAAGGCGAACGCTCAATGGCCGAGCTTGACGCCATCACGCTAAAGCAAATTGGGTGGCTAGATGACTTTGTGATTATTTCTATCTGGGCGGTGGTATGGTCGTGCTTTATTCCGGACTTGCAGCCTTATGCGGTGGCAGGGGTTAAGAGTTTGGCAACGATGCCCGTCTGGTTTCAGTATGTGGTAGCGGCGTCCATCATCTACACACTCGGCTTTAAATCTTTGGTTTATCGCCTATTGGTTAAGCGAGGGTTTTGATGGAAGTAATACAAGCACTGGGCTTAGACGGCAACACAATTTTAATTTTGGTGGGGCTATTTAAGCTTCACACTCGAGTCACGATTTTAGAAACGAAAGGATCAGCGTAA